GACCGTCGAGCGCGCCCGCATCGCCGCCATCGACGCGCTCGCCGTCCCCGGCTGCGAGGCGACCATCAGCGAAGCCAAGGCGCAGGGCTGGACGCCGGGTGCCACGGCCATCGCGCTCGTCGGCAAGATCAAGGCCGACGGCATGCTCGATGCCGTCAAGGCGATGTCGTCGGCGGCGGCGACGGTGCCGCCGGTCGACGCCAACGCCAGCGAGTCCGGCACCAGCGCGGCGAGCGGCGGCGCCACCGGTCCGGAGGCGTGGGCGGCTCAGTGGTCGTCCTCCGAACAGCTGAAGGCCGAATACCCGACGGCTGCCGCCTACGTCGCTACCAAGAAGCGCGAGACGCCGACGGCCTGACGGGCCGCCGTCCCTCTCACCAACCGATGCGGCAAAGCCGCCACCAACTGAAGGACAAAGATCATGACCACGCTTGCCGCGAACAAGCTTCGCGACTTCTCGCTCGGCGACGAGGAAGAGTACCCGGTGATCGCCTCCGACATCATCTACCAGGGCGCTGCCGTCGGCGAGAATGGCTCGGGTTACTCCCGGCCGCTGGTTGCGGGCGACCCCTTCCAGGGCTTCGCGATCGCCAAGGCTGACAATTCGTCCGGCGGCGCTGGCGACATCACCGTCCGCGTCAAGTCGCGCGGCCGCATCGTCCTGTCGATCGCCGCTATCGCCATTACCGCCAACGACCGTCCGGCGGTCTACGCCAGCGACGACGACACGTTCACGCTGACGGCGTCGACCAACACGCTGATCGGTTACGTCTCGCGCTGGATCTCGACCGGTGTGGCCCTCGTCGAGTTCGACTCTGCCCTGGTCAAGGCCGCCCTCCAGGCCTGATCTACCGCCCGCGCCTCAAGGCGCGTCAAAACTTCGTCGCCGCGCAACGCAACCCGTTGGCGCGGTTTTTCTTTGTGGAGAACCGAAAATGCCTCTCGCCTCTCAGTACGAGAAGATCACGTCGCGCGGCGTGCGTGGTCTGATCCTCGCCCGCCTCGATACGGGCGACAATTCGTGGGTCAACGACATCGCCATGACGATGACGTCCGACCAGTCCATCGAAACCTACGCTTGGCTCGGTTCGTCGCCAGCAATGCGCGAGTTCGTCGGCGGTCGCACCCCGGCGGAACTCGCCGAGAACTCGTTCACGATCACGAACAAGGACTACGAGGGCTCGATCAAGATCAAGCTCAAGGATCTCCGGCGCGACAAGCTCGGCATGATCACGGCGCGCACCAACCAGCTTGCCGACCGCGCGCTCGATCACCCGGCGGCGCTGATCTCCAAGCTTCTGATCTCCGGTGCGTCCAAGGCCTGTTACGATAGCCAGTACTTTTTCGATACTGACCACTCCGAGGGCAAGTCGGGTATCCAGTCGAACAAGATCACGTCGATCGCCGCCGTCATCACGATGCCGACCGTCGACGAGTTCTCGAAGGCGGTGCTCGCCGCGATCCAGACCATCTTCGGCTTCAAGGACGACCGCGGCGAGCCGATGAACCAGTCGGCCACGGAATTCCAGCTTCAGGTTCCGGTGGCGATGATGGGCGTCGCGCTTACGGCGGTGACGGCGCTGCTCGGCACCGGCGGCATGAGCAACATCCTGCCGGCGCTCGCTGGGAAGTTCAAGCTCAACGTCGTGCCGAATCCGCGTCTCACGTGGACGGACACCTTCGCGCTTCTGCGTACCGACGAGGCAGCGAAGCCGTTCATCCTCCAGCAGGAAGGCGAACCCGACGTCATCACGCTCGACGAGGCGTCCGAATACTGCCGGCTCAACAAGGAATGCCTGTTCGGCATCGACTGGTCGGGCAACGTCGGCTTCGCCTACTGGCAGCACGCCGTCCAGGTGACCTTCGCGACGAGCTGAGCGGCATCTGCATTCTCGACCTCCGACCATTGAAAGGCGCCCGGCTGTCGAGGCCGGGCTAGGGTGCTCTGATGGACTACAAGACGTACATCACCACGGGCCGCGTCAGTTACGGCGCCGGCACCGAACTGAAGCTGACGGCAGCGCAGATCCACGACCGTCTGCACGCCGTCGAGATCCTCGACGAGGACGCCGGCGTCGTCCGCGTGGTCGACGGCGTTGAGTTCCGGGCAGGCGAAACGCTCGGCATCTCGCATGAACTCGGCCGGCATGAGCAGGACAACCTGACGCTCGCGGTTGACCCGGAACCCGGCGCACCGAAGGCCGAAAAGCCGCCGAAGGCCGAAAAGCCGGCGAAGAACGGACCGCCCGCGCCCGACGGCGCTTTGCCGCTGATCGACGACGGCGGAACCGGCGATGCCGGTTGAGTCGGCGGCCGACCGGGCCGTGTTCATCGCGGCGACGGAGTTCGGCGAAAGCATCGGCTATCGGCCGGCGAGCGGAGCGGAAACGACGATCACCGTGCTGATCGACCGGCAGCCGATCGACGTGTTCGGTTCCGACTCCGCTGGCACTGAGGCGGACGCCATCGTGGTCACTGTCTGCACCGCCGCCGTTCCCGGTCTCACCCAAACCGCTCGATTCACCATCGACGACATCACCTATCGGCCGGCGACCATCCGTCCCGACGGGACGGGTATGACGGCGATTACCCTCAGGGAGGCGTGATGCATCACCGCAGCAAGATCCGGAAACGGCTGGTCGACGTGCTCAACGGCGTACCCGCTCTCGCCGGCAACGTCGAGGCGAGCCGCCGCTACCCGCTGGAACGCGGTTTCACGGCGGCAGCCACGGTCCAGACGCTCGACGAAGCGTCCTCGCTCGATCGCGAAGACGATGAGGACGGCGACGGCCTTCGCCGTTCCGTCCGCTTCCAGATCATCGCCACGCTCAAGGACGGCGAGGATCCGGACTTGGCGCTCGACGACATGTCCGAAGCCATCGAAGTGGCAATCGCCGCCGATGACAAACTGCAAGGCCTCGTCCACTCGATCCGGCTCGACACCACCCGCTTCGACATCCCCGGCGCCGACGGCGGCGGCGAGGAACAGCCGACGCAACCCGTCATCCGCGTCGGTTTCATCTACTCGGCGACCTACTTCACGGCCGCCGCCGATCCCTCGGCCGCGTACTGACCGGCCGCTTTCCCCACGAAAGGCAGAAAATGGCACAGCCCACCACTCAGCGGTTCGGGGCTTCGATCTTCTATATCGAGGACCCGGATACCGCCGGAACCTTCGTCAAGGTCGTCGGCATGACCTCGGGCGAACTGACGCTCGACAAGGCGACCGGATCGACCGTCGTCCCGGACAAGGACGACCCCGACGCCGCCGTCTGGGAACAGAAGGACGTGACGTCGATGTCCTGGTCCATGTCGTTCTCCGGCGTTTCGACGCTCGAAGCGATGCCGCTCATCGAAAAGGTGGCGCTGCTCGGCGCGTCGGTGAACGTCCGCCTCGTCGAGAAGGGCGCCGGTACCGGCTCCGGCACGCCGGACAAGCGCTACGCCGGCGCCGCCATCATCAAGTTCTCGAAGACCTGGCAGCGCGGCGAACGCGTGTCGGTGAAGGTCGACGTCGAAGGCGACGGCGAGCTCGACATCACGTCCGCGGCGGCCGCCTGATGAGCCGCGACGCCTCCATCGACCTCGACTTCGGCGACGGTGAGCACCGGTTTCGCCTGGCGATCGGCGAACTCCGCGAGCTTCAGGAGAAGACAGGCGCGTCGCCCTTCACGGTGTTCAACCGCCTCGTCGGCTACGAGCCGCGAGTCGATGACTGCCGTGAGGTGATACGCCTCGGCCTCATCGGCGGCAGTCTGCCGCCACCGGAAGCCCTGACTTTCGTCCGGCGTTACGTCGAGGGCCGTCCGCTGGCGGAACCGATTCCCGTCGCAACGGCGATCCTCAAAGCCGCCTTGTTCGGCGTGCCGGACGAGGCGCCGGGAAAATCGGAGGGGGAGACGGAAGCGGCGGCGCCTCCCCCGGCCACCCCCTGAAGTTCGGCGATTACTACGGCATCGGGGCTGCCATGGGCTGGACCCCGCTCGACGTGGACCGGTGCAGCCTTTGGCAGTTCCATTCTGCTTACGCGGGGTGGGCCGAGGCGAACGGTGCCGATGTCACTGCCGAACTGACCCCTGCCGAGATCGACGCCGCCGTCGCCGCCTTCGACGCGGCTCCCGAGAGGATCACCTGAAATGGGCACGAACGCCGCAACGGCCGCAACACTGGAAATCGAATTCGTCGCGCGAGCCACAACGCTCGAAGCGCAGATGGCGGCCCTACGCCAGTCGGTTGCCAATGACGTCGGTGACCTCGACAAGCGTATGCGCAAGCTCGGGAATTTCGACCCGATCCCGATCGCGCCGTTCAAGAAGGCTGGCGCGGCGGTGAATTCGCTGGCCGGGCAAACGTCCAACATGTCCGCTCAGTTCTCGGACTTCTTCATTCAGGTGCAGGGCGGCAGTTCGGTTATGACCGCCGCCCTGCAACAGGGCTCACAGCTCGGTGCGGTGCTTTCCGGTGCCGGTGGTGTGGGGGCGGCGGCGCGCGGCGTCGGTGCGGCGTTCATGAGCATGCTGTCGCCGGTCAACCTGGCGACGATCGGCTTGCTGGCGGCGTCCGGCGCGGCTGCGAAATACTTTCTCGCCGGTCATGACGGCGCCGAGCAGCTCACCGAGGCGCTGAAACGTCAACCGGAAATCATCAATGCGATTCGCGACGCGTGGGGCGACGCGGCCGCGAAGGCGGCGGATTATCAGCATGAAAGCTCGGGCGTCGTCGCCGCCAAGGTGAAGGAGCAAGCGGATACTCTTGGCACGGCCATTTCCGCCGCTGCCGCCGCTGCGAGTGAGGCTGTTCGGCGCGGGCTGGAAGGTCTCAGAGTGGACACCAGCGGACTCGCGATGCCGGAACTCGCCGATCTCGGTCGGTCGAACGACGTGGCGGGTATCAATGCGCTACAGGATGCGGTTGACGATCTCGATCGATCGATCTCCGAGGGAAAGCCGAACCTGCTCAAGTTCCGGGAGGCGCTCTCCGCCATCGTCACATCACGCGACGCATCGGAGGATGTCCGGACGCTTGCTTCGGCCCTTCTTGCACAAACGCAGGCGGCCGCCGACGCGTCGCGCGCGCTGAACGGGCTTTCCGCCGCACAAGCCGCCGTCGTCGACAGCACCAGAACGATGGTCGCGGAAACCAAGACGTTCAACACTCTGATGACACAAGGGCTTTTCCAAGAAGCCGCTCAACATGCCCAAACGCTCGGTCAAGCGCTGACCGCTGCGGCCGCCGCTCAGAAAGCGCTCAACGCGCAAGCTAAGCGGATGGATCCGGACTCCTTCGGCCCTGGAGATCTCGGTTACTTTCCGGGGACGAACCCCAATGATCCGCGTCTCTCCGGGGCACAGATGCGGGGCATTGCCTCGCGGTGGGCGGGGCGCGAAGACCGCGTCTTTCCAGAGCAAATCTTCTCGCCGTCGTCGAGCATTCTCGATCTGATCGCCCAAGCCGAGGGAACGTCCGCCCGCCGGAACTACAACGAGACGCTCGATTTCGGCAAATGGACCGGCGGCGATCGCAACCTCACGGCGATGACGCTCAACGAGATCCTCGATCTCCAACGGCAGATGCTGGCGAACCCGGACAACCGCGCGCTCTACGGCAACGGGTCGGGGTCCTCAGCGCTCGGCCGGTACCAGATCACGCGGCAGACGCTTCAGGATCTCATGGGCCGGCTCGGCTTGACGGGCACAGAGTACTTCTCGCCGGACATGCAAGACCGCCTGGCGCAAGAGCTGATCCGGCAGTCGGGCGGCGACGTCGGCAAACTGCAAGGTCGGTGGGCCGGCCTCTCGGCCGTCCCTGCATCGACGATCTCGACGTCGCTCGGCAACAGCCAGATGGCCGGTCAGGATTCGGCGATCGCCAGCCAGCAACGCGCCTATGAGGAGATGATCCGGTCGGGTCACCTCTACATCGCCGAGCAACAGCAGGAAGCCGCTCAGATCGGCATGACGGCCGAACAGTCAGCGAAGCTCCGGTATGAGCAACAGATGCTCAATCAGCTTACGGCCTCCGGCGTTCCGGCGACCGAGGCTCAGAAGGAAGCCATCTCGCAGCTCGCCACGGAAATGGCGGCCGCCGAGACGGCAGCGCAGCGGCTCGGGGCGGCCCAACAGGAAGCCATGTCGCTCGGCATGGACGTTACCAAGGGGTTTGTCTCCGACCTCGTCAATGGCAAGTCGGCGGCCGAAGCTTTCGCCGACGCGCTGGGCAAGATCGGCGAGAAGCTGCTCGACATGGCGATCAACGACATGTTCACCGGAGGATCATCCCTTTCCGGTCTGTTCGGCTTCATCGGCAGCCTGTTCGGCGGCGGCTCCTCCGGGCCGCTCGATCTCGGCAGTTTCCTGAAGAACGCCAAGGGCGGCGTCTACGCGTCGCCTTCGCTCTCGGCCTATTCCGGGCGGGTGGTCGATCGTCCGACGCTGTTCGCGTTCGCAAAGGGCGCCGGGCTTATGGGCGAAGCCGGGGCCGAAGCCATCATGCCGCTGACCCGCGACGCATCGGGGCGCCTCGGCGTCCGCGCCAGCGGCGCCGGCGGCGGCGATGGCGGCCGCGCCATCACCATCAACGTCGTCGGCGCCACGGGCAACAGCGAGATTCGCGACATGGTCGCCTCCGGCATTACCGCCGGGCTCAAGGACTATGACCGGGCTGTGTTGCCGTCGCGCGTCTCCTACCTCAATTCGCACCCGAGGAAGCGTTGATGCTCTCTCTCCTCGATTTTGCGGATCGGTACCGGTGGCTCCCGCATCGGTGGGATGTCCGCCGCTCCGACCAAACCTCCGGCACCGGCTCAGGTCGCATCCTCACGGCCGAACTCGCGTCGCCCCTCTGGAGCGCCTCCGTCGAGGCGGCGCGCATGAAAACCCGCCTCGCGGACCAACTGACGGCGCAACTCCGGTGGCTGTCGGCGCCGGGGCGCACATTCCAGTGGGTCGCGCCTTACTACCGCGCACCGCGCTCGGACCCGAAGGGGCTCGCGCTTGGCGCTGCGACGGTGACGGTCGCCTCGGTCGCTTCCGATCGATCCGGACTGGCGCTCGCCGGTCTGCCGGCGGGCTACGCACTCACCGCCGGCGACAAGCTCTCGATCTCCTACGGGTCGGCACCGGCGCGGCAGGCCTTCCTAGAGATCTCAACGGCTGTCACTGCATCGGGCGCGGGCACGACGGACGTGTTCGACGTCTTCCCTGCCGTCCCGATCGGCGTAACGGCGGGGCTCTCGGTGGCGCTCACGGATCCGTGGTGCCCGTGCATGATCGTGCCCGGCACGATCAACGTCGGGTCGACCGATGGGCCGATCGCGGTCGGCATCGCGTTCGACCTGGTGGAGGTCTGACTGTGAGGGATGCACCCGAGGCGTTCGTCGCGGCGCTGACAGTCGGCGACGTCGTGCCACGCTATCTCGTGTGGGTCGCGGCCAAGACTCACGCTGGCGACCCGGCGCCGCTCGGCTTCTGGTCGGGCGACGGGACGGTGGATTTCACGGTCACCGATGCCGACGGCGTCGATGTGACGCGCACCTATCGCGGCGGGCGGTCGGTGCTCGATGTCGACCCGATCCGGCGATCGAGCGACCTTACCATCACTCAGACGCGGTTCCGCCTCAGTCAGCTCGACACGGCGGCGCAACAGCTGGTGCGCGGCTATGACGTGCGCCTCGCTCACGTCGAGATCCACGACGCGCTCTTTAGGCCGGGCGGCGTGTCGCTCCTCGCCCCTCCGCAGCTCGTCTACGTCGGCCTCGTCGACGGGGCGCCGATCACGACGCCGGCGGCGGGCTCCGATGGTCAGATCGAGGTGACATGCATTCCCGAGGTGCTCGCCATGCTCGACCGCAAACAGCCGCGCCGCTCGTCGGGTGCCGGCCAAAAACAGCGCGACGCGAACGACGGCTTCGGCAAGTACTCGGGCTCGGTCGCGACGTGGAAACTCAAGTGGGGGCAATCGTGATTCTCACCCGTCGTCCCGACTGGCGGTCCCGCATGGATGCCCTGATGGATGAGATCCGGGCGGCGCCGTTTCAGTGGGGCCGCAACGACTGTGCGGTCGGCCTCGCCGTCCGAACCGTGCTCGCGCTCACCGGCGAAAATCTCGGGACCGAGTTCGTCGGCCGTTACGCCAATGCCGATGAGGCGGCGGCGCTCCTCGCCGAGCACGGGCACCATGACGTCGCCGACTACGTCGCCACGCTGCTCAAGGAAATCCCGCCGGCGCGCGCCCGCGTCGGCGATCTCGTAGCGATTCCCGTTCCGGGGCCGCTCGGCCACGGCCTCGGCGTCGTCGTCGGCGAGCGCGTCGTCACTCTGACCATGACCGGCATCGGCACAGTCGATCGTCGGCGGGCGGCGCGGGGGTACCTCGTCGGATGATCATGCGCCTCCTTCTCGTCACGGCCATCGTTCTCGCCTGGGCAAGTCCGGCGCATGCCGACCCGATCACCACGGCGATCGGCGCCGCCATCACATGGATCGGCGCGCATGCGACGGCGTTCATCGGCCTCGCGCTTTCCGTCGGCGCGTCGCTCCTGCAAAAGGCGTTTCAGAAGACGCCGAAGTCCGGCGTAAAACTGGAAGTCGAGATGGGCGAGGACAAGCCCATTTCGGCCTGCGTCGGCCTCTACGCGACCGCCGGCCGGCGCAAGTACATCGGGACGTTCGCGCTCGGAGAGACGCCGAACGCCATGCTCGTCGAGGTCATCGAACTCGGCAACGTCCCGGCGCCCGGCCAACCCGGTCTCTGGGTCGGCGAGGATCTTGCCACCATCCATTGGGACGTCACCACCGACTACGGCCACCCGGTCTCCGGCATTTTCGACAACGAAACCGGTTCGCTCGGCAAGATCAAGGGCAAGACCTGGCTGGTGTGGATCCAGTACTTCGACGGCACCCAGACGGCGGCGTCGGACTATCTCGTCAGCCGGTTCGGTGGCGCCGAAAAGCCGTGGACGTCCGACATGGTCGGCGTCGGCGTACCCTACGTCGTGATGACCTACCAGTACAATCAGTCCTACCAGTCATCACTGCCATCGCTGCTCTTCGAGATGCCCTCGATCCCGCTCTACGACCCGCGCGCCGATACTTCGGTCGGCGGATCGGGCGCGGTCCGGTGGTCCGACAAGGTGGGATGGTCCTCGTCGACCAACCTCGCCGTCATCGCCTATAACGTTGCGCGCGGCATCCGCTACGATGGCGCCTCTGGCACCGAGTACCTCTTCGGCGGGCAGGGCCTCGCCGCGTCCCGCCTGCCGGTGTCGTCGTGGATCGCCGCCATGAACGCAGCGGACGCGGCCGTCGCGGTCGACGACAGCACCACCGAGCCGGCCTATCGGGGCGGCTACGAGCTCGACGGCGACACCTCCGGCCTCGACGTGCTTTCCGAACTTGCCAAGGGCATGTCGGCGACGCTCGCCGAGGTCGGCGGCGCGCTCAAGATCCGCGTCGGCGCGCCCGGCGTGCCGGTGATGTACATCACCGACGGCGACATCGTCATCACCGACGAGCAGAGCCTCGCCCCGTTCCCGGCGCTCGACGAAACCTACAACGGCGCCGAGGCGACGTACCCACTGCCGAGCGATCGCTGGCAGTCGCACGACGCGCCCGGCCGCCACGACGCCGACCTCGAGGCGGCCGACGGCGGACGGCGCCTGACGGCCTCGCTGCAATATCCGGCGGTGCCCTACGCCAACCAGGTGCAGCGCCTGATGACGGCGGCGCTCAAGGCACACCGGCGCTTCCGGACGCACCAGATCACGTTGCCACCGATCGCCTGGCTCCTCGAACCCGGCGACGTCATCGCCTGGACGTCGGCGAGCAACGGCTACGACGCGGTGCGCTTCGAGGTCGTCGAGATCACCGGCCGTCCGACGATGAGTCAGGTGGTGACCCTCCGCGAGGTCGACCCGGCCGACCATGACTGGTCGCCGAGCGAGGCTTTGCCGGAATCGGCGGGCTCGGTCGGCTCGGTGCCGATTCCCGTGCAGTCGGTGTTCGGCTGGTCGGTCGATGCGGCCGTCGTCGCCGATCAGGACGGCCGGGCGCGCTCGCCGGCGATCCGCGTCGCCGTGACGGCCGGCATGGCGGATGTCGCCTCGGTCCGTTTGAGGGTGCGGGATGCGGCGGGGACGGTCGTCTATGACGCCGGCGGGCTGCCCTACGACGCGGACGCGGCCACGGCCGCGTGGATCGTCACCGGGTCGTGGTGCCTGCCGTCGACGGCCTATGAGGTCTCTGGCACGCTGGAGCCGTATACGGTTCGCGAGGTGGCGTGGTCGGCGTGGACGCCGGTCACCACCGTCAGCGTCAAAATCCTTCTCGACGATCTTGCCGACGAGGTCCGGGCGAGCATTGCCACGCTCGACGACTGGATAACGGCCGACCTCGCCGGCACGGTCGACGGTCTCGTCGCCGACGTCTCGGCGCTCGGCGGCGACGTCGTCGTATCGCAAGCGCGAGATCTCCGGGCCATCCGGGCGGAGCTTCAGGCCGTCACCGGTGGCGCGGCCGACAACGCCCTTGGCGCGTTCGTCGAGCGGATGCGGGCGCTTGGCGCCGAGGCCTCGGCCACCACGCGGATGGACGTCTATGTGGCGCTGACCGACGGCCGCCTCGACGTGCTCGCCTCCGACGTCACCACGCTCAAGGCGACCGTGCCGGGCCTCGCGACCGCGTCGGCCCTCTCGTCGCTGACGGCGCGGGTCACGGCGACCGAGGCGGGCGTCTCGTCGCTCTCCTCGGCGCTGACGGCGCTCACGGCGACCGTCGACGATGCGACGGCCGATGCGCGCTTCCGCATGGAGGCCGTCGCTGGCCCGGCCGGCTACGCCCGGCTCGGCATGTACGCGGCGTACACCACAGGAGGGACGCCGCGCGCCGCCGGGCTCTATCTCGACGTCTCGGCCGACACCTCGGTGCCGGCGCGGGTCGTGGTGCAGGCGGACCAATTTGCGATCGTCGGCACCGGAGCGTCGCCGACCGTGCCGTTCGCGGTCGACGCCGATGGCGTCTACATCGACTCCGCACTGATCCGATCGATCACCACCGATCAGATCACGTTCAACGATGGTTCGATCCAGACGAGCGCGCTTGCCACCAATGCGGTCGGAAAGCGCATCGTCAATATCAACGAGACGCTGCTCGCCGTCGCACAAACGAACACCACGGAAATCTATACGATCGTCACCGTCGAAGTGCCGGAAAAGAGCGAAGCCGACTTCGTCGAGGTCGTCGTAACTCTGGAATTCCTGACCTACTCGTCAGGTGGGCCGCCGCTGGTTAATATTTTCCTTTACGACGGAACGACTGTCGTTTTCACCGACCTGATGGAAACTATATGGTACAATTACAAGTATAGCCGAATCATAACTTATTTCTACTCAACAGGAACCGCCGCGAAGACTCTTTATGTCAAGGTCCAGTCCTACAACGTCGGAATCAAGGTCACGCGCCGCGCGTCGGTCGTAAAAATCGACAAGAAATCAAACGCTTGAGGTCAACATGTCCCAGAACGAAGACGCGGCGTCGCGGACGCTCGCGGTGTCTCCGACCGTCGCTCTCTCCGAGGCACGCGCCACCATCGACATGCTCGAAAACCGGCGCCTAGTCCTCGCCGAGCTGCTCGCTCGCGCGACCGCCGAAAATACCGAGTTGCGGGCGAACGTCGACCGCCAGGCGGCGGAAATCAGTCGGCTGACGGCTGAAATCGAGACGCTCCGCGCGTCGCCGATCCGTGGGGAGGAATGATGGCCATCTCGTCGAGCTACACCACCGGCACGGCGAGCGTCGCCGCCGGCGGGACCGTCGTCACCGGACAGGGCACCACCTGGGCGGCCGGCATCATGGCCGGCGACCGGTTTTGGGCGGCCGGGTATGGCGTCCGCATCCTGAGCGTCGACAGCAACACGCAACTGACGCTCGCTTATGCCTGGCCGGGGGCCACCCGGACGGCGGCGGCCTATGAGATCGTCTACACGCCGGATGCTGCGCGGGTACTCGGGACGACGCGCGATCTCCTCGACAAATTCGCGGCGAGCGGGCCTTCATCGTCGACGCCGCTGATGGATGGCACGGCAGCGGTGGGGACGGCCGATGCGTGGGCGCGCGGCGATCACCGCCATCCGTCCGACACGGCCAAGGTCAACGTGTCCGGCGGGACGATGACGGGTGATCTGACGGTAACCAAGCTGCAGCCGTTTCTTACGCTAAATAAGACTGGTGGAACATCATACTACAGCGCTCTGTCGGGACAGAAGAGCGGAGTAAACCGCTGGCTCGTTGTGCCGGGCGACGGGGTTGCTGAAAGCGGAGGAAATGCCGGATCAGATTTCGGCATTAGCCGCTTTGCCGACGACGGGGCGTATGCAGGAACTCCCCTGCGGATCCGTCGATCAGACGGGCGCATGCTGCTCGAAGCCGACCCTATCGACGCTCTCGGCGCCGCTACGAAGCAATACGCTGACGGCAAGGTGTCGAAAGCGGGAGATACTATTTCCGACTGGCTTGCGATCAATGGGTCATACCCGTCATTAATCCTTGACGGTGTTGCCGGGCATCCAGCGAATATTGCTGGCCGAGCCGGCGGTAAGTACAGATGGACCGTCGCAATGATCGACGGAGCTGCCGAGACTGGCGGCAATGCCGGATCAGGCTTCGCTATTAGCCGGCATGGTGATGATGGAGTATACATCTCTACGCCGTTTTACATCAACAGGGCGTCCGGATATGTAACCCTTTCCGGATCTGTTGTTGTGGCGTCGGCCGCTCTATACCCGATCGCCGATGGCGGTGTCGCATCCGGTGCAGCAAGCAATCGCTGGTCGACGGTCTATGCCTCGACGGGGACAATCAACACCTCCGACGGCGCGCTGAAAGCCCGTCGTGGTGCTTTCACCGATGCCGAACTCGACGCCTGGGGCGACGTACACGCGATCGTCTACCAGTGGCTGGACGCTGTCGCCGAGAAGGGCGAAGCGGGCGCTCGCCTCCATGCCGGCTGGATCGCACAGGATGTTGCGGCAGCGTTCGAGGCGCACGGACTCGATCCCTCGCGCTACGGCCTCTGGTGCTCCGACGAGGTCACCCGGACCGTGCGGCAATCCGTGACGCGCCAGGTGCCGGTGACGGCGCCTCAGGAGACGTCCGCCATCGAAATCCGCGACGGCGTCCCGACGCTCGTTCGCCGGACCGTCGACGTGCCGGTTGTCCAGTCCGTCCCGGTCGTCGATGAGGCGGGCGCCGCCGTCCTCGACGCTGACGGCAACCCGATCTCCTACGACGTGCCGGAGATGACCGAGGAGACTATCGAGATCGACGTCGAGGAGCAGGCCGGAACGCGGCTCGGCCTCCGGTACGATGAGTGCCTCGTCATCGAGGCGGCGTGGATGCGCCGCGAACTTGCCCGGGCGATCGCCCGCATCGCGGCGCTCGAACAAGCTGGCGGGGCGGACGCCCCGTCCGGCGGCTGACGCTCGATCCTCCCTACCGTTCCCCGACCCGCTCCGGCGGGTTTTTTTGTTGTCCAGAAGAAAGGATCTCCCATGTCCGATATCGAGTTCGACCGCTCGCTCGCCAAGGTGCTGGCGCTGGAGGGCGGCTACGTCGACCACCCGGCCGATCCCGGCGGCGCCACCAACAAGGGCATCACACAGGCCGTCTATGACACCTATCGCAAGTCCGTCGGCGCCGGCCGGCAGAGCGTCCGCGCCATCACCGCCGACGAGGCGGCGGCCATCTACCGGAGCCGTTACTGGAACCTCGTCCAGGGCGACAGCCTGCCGCCCGGCGTCGGCTTCGTCGTCTTCGACGGTGCCGTCAACTCCGGTCCGGGCCAGTCGGTGAAGTGGCTTCAGCGGGCGCTCGGGCTCAAGAAGGTCGACGGCCTCGTCGGCCCGGCCACGCTCGAAGCCGTCGCCGCCGTCGACGACCACGACGCGCTGATCGCCAGCGTGATCTCCCTCCGCGAGGCGTTCCTGAGGTCGCTGAAGACCTGGAAGACCTTCGGCAAGGGCTGGCTCGCCCGCCTCCGGCAGGTGCTCGCCGTCGGGCAGGCGTGGGCGCGCGGCTCGGTCGGTCCCGAGGTGGTCTACGACGCCGATGGCGCACGCAAGGCGCATCCGGAACAGGCCAAGGCGCTGCCGTCGCCAGCGATCGCCGACGCGGTCACCGGCGGCGGCGTCATCACCGGCGGTGCCGTCATCGGTACGCTCCAGACCGTGCAGGAGCAGCTCGGCCCGCTCGCCGCCGGCAGCCCGACCATCAGTCACATCATCGCGGCCGTCGTCGTCGCCTCGGCCGTGCTGACGATCGGCGGCGCCGTCTACGCGTGGTGGGCGCGTCGGCGCCGGGCGAAGCTCGCCGAGGCGCTCGCGTGATCGCCGCGATTGGGGCCGTCATCGCCTTCGTCAAAGGCGATTGGCGGCTCGTCCTGCTCCTCGCGCTGGCGGCCGGCCTCGGCCTCGCCGCCTGGCGCATCTACGCGGCCGGTGCCGCGTCCGAGGTGGCCCGGCAGACGGCCGGGAGCCTCGCAACGCATAGGGAAAGGGTGGTGATTGATGAAAAGCTCGACCGCGAGACGATCGATGCTCTCTGCCGCCGGGCTGGTGGTGGCGATGGCTGCGGCGGCCTGCTCCTCGACGGGAAGCGGCCGGCCCGGTGACGGAATGCGGCTCGTGACGCCACTCGCGCCGGCGGCGGCCGTGTGCCTCGCCGAGATGGACCCGGCGGCGCTCCGGCGCCTCCTCGGCAACGACGAGATGATCCGACGTTCGCGGTGACGCCGGCGACAACAGCGGCGGGGCAGGGCGCTCCGCCGCGCCTGCTATCAGATCATGGGACAGAAATGGCAGACTTAGGGCCGCATATCCCTGGCGCGGCGGAATTCCTGGGGGTGATCATGGGTAAGGTGGCTCCGGCGCTGGCAGGCGCCTACATCCGCAACCTCTTCCCGCCGCGCAAGTCGTGGCGGCAACGCCTCCTCGAAACCGCGGGCGGCGTGCTCCTCGTCATCTACGCCGGCGAGGTCGCCGCCGGCGCCACCTGGGCCGTGCTCAAGTGGGCGGGGGCCTTCCTCGACGTCGTCGACGTCGCCGAGTACGTCAACCGGGGACAGAGTGATTTGCTCGCTGCTTTCCTCGTCGGCCTTACAGGCATGACGGCCGTCGAGGGCGGGTTCCACTACGCGAGGAAGTGGATGGAGCGGAAGGCAGAACAAGCCTAGCGCTCGACGAATCCCGGGGGGGGCCTGCACGCTCGGCGTTTCCCCGGGAACCCTGGGTGGCTTGATGCGACCAGCCTCGGGCCAGATCCACCGACAGGACCAAGGCTGCTGACAATTCTCCGTCAGTTGTTCATTTTTTGTTCTGGCGGCATCATGCACGCCATGATGACCACCGACATTCCCGCCTCACTGGACGAGGCCGAACTATCAGACTGGCCGCACCTCCTGGTGCATTGTCCGACGTGTCGGACGGCTAGACTCCTGTTCGTCGCGCACCTCCGAGCCTGCTATGGCAACGTGCGACTGGACGACGTCGTCCAGCGGCTCCGCTGTTCGAGATGTGGCGGCGCGCCAACGCGGGTCCAACTTGAGAGGCCTAGCCGCACAGGCGGGGTTACGATTGCAACACTCGAACTCAGTGATCTTGCTCCGGAGCTTAGCCCCGGCGAGGGGTTGGCCGATCGATAGCTTCTCTCATCAGCACCGTGAACAAGTAGGGAACTCATTCTGGGACTTTTCTGGGACTTTTGGTTCCCGATACAGCCGCTTGCCCCTGCTTTGTTCCGTCTTTTTGAATACGGCCTATTGCGCATGTCCCGCCAAATCGCTAGGAAACCAAAGCGAATTCGGTCGCGGGGCATAGCGCAGTCTGGTAGCGCACCTGCTTTGGGAGCAGGGGGTCGCAAGTTCAAATCTTGCTGCCCCGACCATCGCGCCGCCTTGGCGGCGTTCGGCCTATTGAGGGGAGAGACCATGCTTGCTCGCATCTTCCGTCCGGCAAAGACCGCCATGCAGTCCGGCAAGGGACGTACGGAAGACTGGGTCCTCGAGTTCGAGCCCGAGAAGCCCAAGTCCATCGAGCCGCTGATGGGCTACACCTCGTCTTCCGACATGCGCCAGCAGCTCCGCCTCAGCTTCGGAAGCCGCGAGCAGGCCGAGGACTACGCCCGCCGCAACGGCATCGCCTTCCGGGTGATCGAGCCGAAGGAACGGACGGCGAAGCGGCTGTCCTATTCCGACAATTTCAAGTATACCCGCGCCGAAACCTGGACGCACTGACCGGCTTCGCCCGTTCGGTCGCTTCCCGGGTCGGCCCGACGAGGCCGGCTTTGCCGGTCGCGCCGCCACGGCTCCATAGCTCAGCTGGATAGAGCAGCCGCCTTCTAAGCGGCAGGTCGCAGGTTCGAGCCCTGCTGGAGTCGCCAGGCCTTCCTCCGCGCAATAAGTCGCGAGACTGAGCGCATTAGTTGCGAAATTGGCGGCGACTTATAGCGCGGGGAAGAGAGTAGGGGCTTTGGTGGCCTCCTCATGGGCGCGTAGCACAAAGACACAATGTGCTGGAAGTGCGTGGTAGTTGCCAGAACATCTGAGCCTGTACTCAAGCCAAGATGTGGTTTCGAACCCCATCGCGTCCACCAAATCCCCTATAGCCAAGACAGTGAGCCGCAGTGGCGCAGCCATAGACAGCTACATCACCGCAAAAGATCACATCATAAATCGCCCCGACCGCGAGAACCCATTAGGTTCGACGACGGCGTTAGCTATGATCGGCAGGAGTTCACGCCGGAATGCGGCCGCAGGTTTGTCGGTCGACTGGATCCACTTACCCTTGTCACGCTCGAACCAACCCGACGCGAATGCGTCTCCCGCGTAGAAGCCCGCTTCCGGAATGACGATCATTCGCTCCGCGTCAACGGTGGGACGTACGGCCACATGGATCGAAAGCTCACCATATCCAGCGTCGCCGACATAGGCCAACGCGGGAATGCCTGCAAAGTCAAAGCGGAAAATTACGTAATCGCCATTCCACCGATTGTCGTCAGGTTCCAGACCAAACACTCCTTGATCAAGCCCAGCGTTGACGGCCGCAACCATCATGTTCTGCCAACCAGCGATACGCAACTTCCCGCCTGAGAACGTGGCGAACCCGCCCGTATTGCGGACTCGCGTGGTCGCCCGACTTGACCCGATGCCGATGTACGCGTTCGGGCTGTCCTCGATGGGTTTCACCGGGAACTTCAGATGCAACGCCGCGGCAATCAGCATGCCGTTGGCGACATAGTTGGTACCGCCGCTTCGTCCCTGGTGGAGCCTCTCGGCTTCATGTTTCCAGTGATAGCTGGTGACGGATTTGTTGACGCTCTTGCGCCTGGGCCTCTGCGTCAGGTACTCGCAGGCCCTCATGAACTCATCGACAAGAAAGGCCGACGTCATCCCGTCGCGATGCTTCTGGAACTCCGCCTTTTGCTGCTGAGGGGACTGTGTGGGATCGAAATAGCGATACCCCAAAGACGAGAGGCGCGGTTCCGCTCTCATGACGCTTTCGATCGCGGCCTTCTGGTCGGCGAATTTCACGCGAACCACGGCTTCCATGATGGCATCAGGACGGGTGTGCGGAAATCCGTGACCTTCGAGGTATTCGTTGAAGGCCCAGTGGTCAACGACACGCGACATTGAGCCACGAGCGAGATCGGCTCTCAGGGCCGCATTGGAAATCCATCCGAAACCGCGGGCCATGGCCTCAACGCGGTGTGACGACTTGACCTCTGGAAGGAGATTCAGCAGTTCCGTTTTAACGGCATCGACATCAGTAAGGGAGATCTCGGCCTTCATCAGGCGATCCTTTCGCGTTGGTTTGCAGAGCCGCAGTTCGCCGATTACGCAGCGGCCCGCCCCAACGGGGGACCGTCCTTCAGGAAGACTGTCTTCATCCACACGCAGCGTTTGACCCGGCGACAGGTCATGGGTGCTGCTGACCACGACCACAACCTAGATCGCTATGTCTGGAAAATCAACGACAAGTCTTTCACGCGCCATGATGGCCGGTGGGGCACATTCTCCGTTTCCTGGCGTGCCTTCGGGCTACTAACTCGCCGGCAGCTGCGGCGGCGGGCGGCGATCCTCGCGGGTGCCGTCGAGATTGACGGCGACCTGGCGCAGCGTGCGCAGCATCGCCTGCCGGTCGGTGTCGCCGATGCCGGCGAGTGCCCTGTCGACGACGTCGCCGAGGATGCGGCCGGCGTCCGGCAGCCGTGCCCGCGCCGAGGTCGTCAGTTCGAAGCGGTTCGAACGCCGATCGGCCGGGTGGGGCAGGCGGACGACGACACCGTCGCGCTCCATGCGGGCGAGCAGGGCGGCCATGGTCGGCTGTTCGATGCCGATCGCCGCCACCAGGTCCTTCTGCTGCAGCGGCCCGCGCTCGGCGAGCAGCGCCATCACCGGGATGTAGGCCATGC